GTTCCTATTATAACAACAGCCGAGAATTAAACTTTCTAATAAAATACAATTAAGGTTGGTCCACTTATTGTTCCTTATTTTGGTAATTTAGCCCGATGGCGATTGAATCAGTTAAAAACCGTACCCTTACCACCTTTAGAACGAACCTTACGGGCCAACTTCATAACGCCCTTAGAAGGAACATTACGAAGCAAAACTTTACGCTTGGCACGGTCGCCATTACAGAAAGCCACAATATCGTACTTCTTATTTTCGGTATTGAACTGCCCCTCAAAAAGTGGCTTATTATCAGGGCCGTAAATAGTGATTCGAGAATAATAAATTCCGGTCATTTTAACGCACCTTATTTTGGAGAATTTGGGAAGTCTATTTAATTCCTCCCTGCCATAGCCTAATTATACCATATTTTTATCTGTTGTCAAGCGTTTGCTAAGGATTTTAAAAAGGTTTTTATTAGGTCGTGTAAAAGTGCTTGGTCTTTATAGGAGATTACAAGTAGTGGTATGTTATTTTTATTACAAAAATCTATTTTAAGTTTATCTCTTGTTTGTTGTTCTTCTAACTCTTTCTCTGTTGGATTAAATTTAGTTATTTGATAATGTTGAATTCCATTATATTCTATTAGTCCTAGTTTTCCATTAACCCATACAGCAAAATCAAAAGGCAATGTATTCTTATTCTTACATTCTTTAATTCTATATTGCTGGGAATATTTTATTCCAAGACTGGACAGATAATTATTAATTCTATTTTCACCATGAGATTCCTTACATCTTGGGCAACCTTGTCCCTTGTAATGATTATTCGGTTTTTGACTAAATTGCCCATGTTCTTTACAAATAATAATTCCCGGCTTACAAGCTCCTTTATATTCAAATAGACTATAATCATATCTATTGCCATGAATACTAACGGCCTTTTCTATAAATGCTTCAAGAGTTTTATTGACTGGTCTTATATCAATATTCATTCTCTTCAAATAACCTTTTACATATTGTCTGCCGACTTTTAATTGTTTGGCTATTTCGACCATATTCTTTTTATTATCAACATATTCTCGTCGAATAATTGTTTCTATAGATTCTATTTTCATATAGTATAATACACCAAAAACTAAAAATATCGCTAGCACAGACACGTCGGGCAAATACTATTTGTTTGGCTAATACTTAGCCTATTACTTTCACTAAAACCTGGACTAAAAGCTCCACTATAAACATCCACTAAAAACCCAACTAATACAAACAACAAAAAAAGACAGCCGCCCTTTCGAGCGACTGCCTTAAAACTCATAGAATAACTAGGAGAGCCAGCTTCTATTTGTTTTCTTATTACTTCGACGCCGCCGCAAACTTCGCGGCATACTTCGCGAGAATTGAATCATCAACTCCCGGTCGCCCCTGTTGCCCGACTGTTACAAATTCAACTCCGCCGACCGCATCATTGAAATTGTTAAAAATCGGACGATAACGCGGCTGAGCAGAAAACCGCTTATAACGCTTCTCCAAACCGTCCACCGAAATTCCGAGCATTTCGGCCATTTCCGTCGTCACTTGTGCGGCAGAGATTTTCCCCGCCTTAAAAGTAGACAACACAGTGTCCATTACTTCCAACACAGCCGTAACAGAAACTTGAGATTCGCGAGCCATTATAAAACTCCACTATTATGTTAGTTATTAAAAGGGCAACTAACTCAACCCTATAGTTTACTAACTCCCTGCCTTACACTTATCATTATACCATAATTATTTTCGTTGTCAAACGTTTTTTAACTTTTCTTATCGGCCTTTTCGGCCCCTTCTCATTCCCTTCCACCTTACCCCTTCATTATACCATTGTTAATACCCATGTCAAACGTTTTACAAAGAAAACTACAACCATTTTTATTACTAACTTTGGCACAAAATTTGCGACGGGAGCTGATTGGCTATTACAAGACCCGAATATCCTAATTGACCTGGCTAAAGGGCTATGAATCTATTGATATACGGATGTCCGATTTCGACCCTACGGGTTTTGATGATACAATACTCTTTTATCCGATTTTTTCACTAGCTGTACACATGTACACCAGACCCGACTACGTCGGGTGTTACAAATACAAATAATAATATAAACTACTACAAATTCAAATAATAATACCGCTGACTACACAACATACGCAACCTACCGGTGTGGGTTGGCAAATACAATATCTATAAATCCAGGTTATAACTAAAACTATAACTCCAGACCAGGCGCAAATCGGATATCTAGATACTAAAATCAGCGGGACGCAAATCGGATATTTTTATCTTCTATAACTTTATCCACAATGAAAACGAAAGAAAGCCCACCTTTCGGTGAGCTTTCCATCAGGGTTATTCGGACAATGTTATCGCAACTGCAACGGCGGCCGATATCAGTATAACATACTCCAATTTAACCCTCGTCTGTAAAAGTAATTGAGACAGAAACATCGTGATTGCGCTCTAGGTCGCTCGTTCCTCCAATGGTTCCAGTGACGTGACACCCGCACAATGCGGACAATAGAATCAGAATTGCAATCCGTTGCATGATGTTTCCTTAGTAGTCGCGACCGTCGTCGGTGAGCTTGATACCGTGAAACTCCGCGAGCCTATCGCGTAAGCGTTGCTGGGCATTGAACAACGCCGCGTTGGCGACAATTACGCGGCGACAACGCCGCATTGTGTCTTGGGCCGCGTTGAATTCGGACCAGACCGACGCCATACCGTCGGCAAGGTCAATGCTATCATTGTAGTTGTCGATGACGGCGACCTTGCGGGCGACCTTGCGGGGAATTGTTGACGTTTCCATTTTTGTTTCCTTAAACTAAAGAATCGGACAATTGGACAGTCTAGTGCAATTCGGCCACTATAACCGCCCACTAGCTTTCGCCAGTGGACGGGTTAGTGGTCGAACTACTGGCCCGCCTTGCGAAACTTGTCCGCATACTTCGCCAGAATCGCGTCGTCGACACCGGGCCGACCTTGCTTGCCGACAGTGGCAAATTCAATCGGATTCGCCGACTCGAAAGCGGCGAATGTCGACTTGTATCGCTTTTGACCAGCGAAGCGCTTGTATCGGGCTTCGCAATCCTCGACAGACAGACCCAACTTCGCCGCCAACTTCGCCGTGATATCGGCAGCCGAGACTTTCGGCGTCGACTCGACAACCGAATCCATCGCAGCCAACATGAGAACAACCGAAACTTGCTTTTGACGTGACATAGTGAAAACTCCGAACTAAGGTAAAGAATAGGGGATTTTAACCAGACCCCCTTAACTGTCGTCATTCTACCAGATTCTAGCCGTTGTCAACTAGAATTTGCCAACTTTCGCCCATCGTTTCAATTTCGACACCCGCCGCAACTTGTGCGGAGCGAATCGCCACTAGCTTGTTTCGCTCCGCTAGCGTTATCACCCGTTGCGTCAGTGGAGCGGCGGCGCGGCGCGGAAACGGTTTACTTCCCAATTGGAAAGCCCGCAATTCGTTTTGAGTAATTGGGCCGTCCAATTGTCGGCATCGGTCGAGAATCAACGTTTTGAACATGTTTCCTCCGTTGTTTTCGTTGTGTGCCATTGTTGGCGATAGTGGGCAATTGCATTTAGTGTGCCGAAATAGTTGGCCGATATAATTTTCGTCGCAAGTGTAAGCGTAGCAACGGTTTACGTCGATTCGCCCGATTCGGGTCGCCGGCGAGAATTGTCGTCAATTGGAGTACAGAATTCGGCCAATTGCCGTAAGTCCTTATTTACCAACGAGTTACGTCGAATCAAATTGAGTACAAAGTGTCGTCATCCTGATTTGCACAAATATCGTGCCGATTGGGGCCGCCGGCGGAGAGAATTCCGAAAATTTTTTCGCGTAGGATAGTGGAGCGTGCGCCCGCGCGTAGCAAATGCCATGCCAAAGCCAGGCCCCTGTACAGATGTTCAGTAATCGGATAAGGCGATGCTTTTATCCTAGCGAAAGTTCTATTCGTATATGTTTATCTCATTAGCTCATTAAATGAATGTATTGAGACAAAAATATCCAATTAATGTACAGTTGTATACTAATCAGATAAAGGAATATAGGATAAAAATATCCAATTTAAATACGGCCTAGAGATATAGTACGATTTTATCCGATTTTCGACCCTAGTGGGTTTGCTGATACAATACTATATTATCCGATTTGCCGGCCTATTTGTATAGTATAGTCCTATATCCAGGCCTAGTGTAAATCTGTACAGTAATAAGATATTCGGATAAGAATAAAATCGGATATAGGATGGCAGGGGTTTGTTTGAAATTGACAAATGGATATTCGGGTCTGGAAATTCGCGGGGGCGTTTATACACACCCGCCTCCCTAAATAATATTTATGAAACTTCTATGCCCGCCGGTGTAATATACTCTATAACAAACGCATTTGAAACACAGTCCCAAAGGCCCCAAAATGATTCAACTTTCTGCTTCTATTATAAAACGATTCTATGAAAAAACTGTCACAGCAGGAGGCTGTATGTTATGGACCGGAGCAATAGACAATAAAGGATATGGGCGCTTTAACATAAACAAGAAAAACGAACTAGCACACCACATCTCATGGTTTATGAAACATCAATGCCCGCCCGCTAGGTATATCAAACATACTTGTGGCCATAATCACTGTGTTAATCCCGACCATTTAGTTGAACAGGATAATGAAGGAGCCCCTATAAGAATTTCCTTTGTCGAAATAGAGGCAAAAAAGAAGGGTGGCCTTTCGACCACCCAGATAGCTCAAGAATTAGGTTGTGACCCTACAACAGTAAGGCGCAGGCTTAAGGCCGGCTATTAGGACTTAGGCGCTGGAACATTTTCTCCATCTGGAGCAGGCTTAACCTCTACATCTGGCTTCCTAACTGGAACCATTTCAATCTTCTCAATGTCGGCCGTAGGAATACGCCTTACTTCTTCCTTACCTTCTGGAACGACAGTTAAGACCTTTGTTGCAGAATTGATAGTTAGGCGCTTGCGTAAACCCCATTCCGAAAAGCCCACCTTATCAATCTTAACAACTTCGCCGCCCTTTAGATGAATAGAGATGTCATAAACATCGGGCACTACTTTCTTAATCACTTCCTTTGGCTGTCCACCAAAAGGGCCAGCTTCAACACCTGCGCAAAAAGTCATCAGGCATAGTCCTAGCAAAACAATAAACATTCTCATAACAGATACTCCTAACCTATTTGTCTAATAAAATAGAAACCTATATGTATTATACCCCAAAAAGACACATAAATATTCATTTTAATCGCGAAGCGTGTATAATATAGTAGTTTTTAAACCCTATGGAGATATTTATATGAAAAAAGTAGTAGCGGTAGCGTCGGAGGTTCGTTTAGAAGCAACAGCAGAACTTAAAGATGCCGTTGCCAGAGAACTTGAAATTGCCGACCCAGAACAGGTTGTTGATTTAAGTTGTTTATGTGGTAAGGAGAAATGTGAGCAGAAAGAATAAGGACATCCCCCTTAATATCAGCGCCCAATTATTAAAAGATACGGGCATGACAGAAGCAGAGATTATTAAGATTATTGATAAGATTGCCGATAGATTGTCCTGGAAGTTTACTTTTGGTAGTTATGGGCGGGATGATATTAAACAGGAGGCGATAAGGAAGGGTTTAGAAGGGCTACATGATTACAGGCCGGATTTGCCGCTGGAGAACTTCCTTTGGGTGCATATACGAAACCGCATGTGCAACTTTAAAAGAGATAATTTCATCCGTCTAGATAAGCCCTGTTTAAACTGTCCATTAAAAGCATATATCAGGCCGGACGGCTGTAAGTTATTTCAGAACAGGACGGACTGTGAGTTATTTAATGCGTGGCAGATAAGAAATGAGACAAAGAAGAATATTATAAGCCCGGCCAGTATGAATGTGATAGATGAGGAAAAGGGCCACAATTATGATATGATGGAGGCGCTTGATAATAAGGAGTTGTTGGACTATATTGATTCCAAAATCCCTGTTTATATGCGTCATGTTTGGTTGCAGGCCAAGGCTGGAGTTAAAGTAAGCGCAGAAGAAATGCGCCAGTTAAAGGAGTTGGTTTTGGAAATATTTGCGAATAAGGGGGCTGAGGATGCTTAATTATTATACGGGAATAGATGAAATGGAAAAGGATATGGGTTTTAAGATACCATATGTTCAAGTAGATATTGGAGTTTCATACAATACATTTCGTGACCCAAAAGATTTTAATAGGCCACCGGGTATATATTGGATTCAGGGTAGTGGTGGACATTATTCAGAATGGGATGGGCAGAAGTTTAATGACAATACAACTGGGGCCAGAAAGGCCACTAATGATTATTATAGAGATTGGTACGATAGTTTGCGTTATAGAGACGAAACCGGTAATTTTATAGAACACCCTACATATATAGAACAAACATCATATTGGCCAAGAGGTTGGACTCCAAATAGACAAGAAGCATATATAACTGGAATACAATGGGACAAATCTATAGAAGAAGAAAAACAAACATTTTTGGGCAAAGCTGGATACAAACCGTCATTAGAAAATATATATCTAGGCCTTGGAATAACCGGAGCTGCGCAGCATGGCTAAACAAATAGGCCCTTTTAGTAAGGCCGACATTACATTCCTAATTAATGCCTGTAAAAACCATACTATTGAAGAGATGGCAGAGCATCTTAATAGGTCAGAAGAGAGCATAAAGAACCAACTCCTGTCTAGGGGCCTTTATAAAGAGAAGACCACGGCCCAGTTAGAAGAAGAGGTCGTGATTAAACAACAGTTATGGTCACTGGCCTTCTGGGAGTCAATTGTAAACGCCTATGACGACCATGAAATTGTATACTTTGAGAATAACTGGGTGTCCTTCTCTAAACAGTTCAATTTGGACATGACATACACAGAATGTTTCCACTTGAAGAGTTTATTACAGGCCGAAATTGAAAAGAACCGCATTCAGGCCAATCAGAAAGATACTAGGAGTAGAATTAGTGATATTAAAGATAAGTTGCGCGAATTAAGAATGGCCGAAGACGCCGGAACATTAAGTCCGCCCGAGCAGATGGAAATAGTGCAGCTTAAAAGCGAACTAGCCCTAATGGAAGGGGCGTCCAGCGGTCACGTTACTAATTTAGAGAAGTTGGGTAAGGAAATTGCCGAACTAACTAAAAAACTAAAGGGCGATAGGGAAAATCGCAGACAGGTCGAAACCAGCGCAGATACATATTGGGGATGGGTCGCCCTAATACAAGAAGAATCATACAGACAAGACGAAAGTTATAAGGCCGAACTGGGTAGAATTGCTCAGAAGAAGGCTAAAGACGACCTACAGAGTTTAACAGATTTTGCAGATGGTACGGTTGACTATCCGATGTTAAATGCCGAAACAATGGAAAAAATAGACGAAGAAAATAAGGGAGAAGAAGATGTCGATTAATACAAGCGCCAATTTAATTATAACCTCGGCCTGGAACCAAGTTTCAACAGACGATGCCATATCAACTAATACGGTTACGGATGCGGGCCAAGTATCATATACAAAAACATATACAAGCGGAACTAACACGGGAACAGTTAATCAGGTTTTTAATCAGGTGGCAACTTTGTCGTCTGGTGGAAATGTTAACCTTAACTTGTCTAGTTTAACCCAGAGCATTTTGGGAAATACTACAATTAAGTCATTCACTGGTATTAATTCAATTACTATTCAAAACCGCTCTACAAGGCCTGGATTTGATTTTAGTATTAATGTGTCTTCTTCTTCTGGTTTTAAGCAACCGTTTGGATATCCAACGGGAGTTATTAATTTAAAGCCGGGCAGTTGTGTTCATTCTAATATAGTTGCTGAAGATTGGCCAATAGGGGCCACATCAAGACAGCTACTATTAACAGACGCCGGAAGTGGGGCGGCCTATTCAGTTTCACTATTTGGACATCAATAATGGGTTATAGAGACTATAATGAGCCGGAATATAAAAAATTTCGCCATGATGTTAGAAATCGTGATGGTAGAAAGTGCAAGTGGCCGGGTTGTTGTAGTAGAAAGAAGTTGGCTGTTCATCACATATTGCCGTGGGCGAAATTCCCACTTTTAAGATATATAGTTTCAAACGGTATTACCTTGTGTAAGAAGCACCATAAAGCAGTTACAGGAAAAGAGTTACACTTTGCAAGATTTTTAGCAGGATTAATAACATGAGTAGAAGTAAAAACTTAAAAGACCAAAGATTTGGTAAATTGGTTGTTTTGGAAGAATGTGGTAGAGACAGACATCAAAAGGCTATATGGAAATGTCAATGCGACTGTGGAAACGTTTCGTATCCAATAGGTAGTAATTTATTAAAGGGAACAACTACTTCTTGTGGATGCGTTCATAAAAAAATGATGTCAGATAAACAATCAGCCAAATTACTAGGTAAGAAATTTGGTCGTTTATTAGTTATTAAACAAAGCCATTTTAGAAAAACTCCGTCTTCCGGTAAAAGAAAAATAGTTTGGGATTGTTTGTGTGATTGTGGAGGAAAATCAAAAGTAACAAGCGATAATTTGTCTTCTGGACTAGTTAAATCATGTGGGAACTGCCTATTAAAGAAAAATAGTATTAGTACATCTTATAAAGCTCTTGAAATACATAAATTACTAAATAATAGAGGAGTTCACAATTATAAAACTAAAGCTGGGCCAATAGTGGATATAGCTTTGGTTATTAATAATACAAAAATAGCAATAGAGTATAATGAGTGGTATTGGCATGGTAATAAAATAGATAAAGATATTCAAAGAACTCAAAATCTAATAGAAAAAGGATGGAAGGTTTTAAATATCAACGCCAATAAGAATTTACCGTCTCAAGAACAGATTAATGATTGTATTTCGTATTTATTAAAATGTGCGAACAGTGTTAATTTAGTATTAGATGGATGGGGAGAAGGAATATGTCGATAAACCAATTTATTGTTATACAAGACACTCGTGAGCAAAAGCCATTAGAATTTGATAGTCCTTACATTGAAAAGGTTAGAATTAATAAACTTGACACTGGAGACTATACTATAGAAGGTATGGAGAATATCTTAACTATAGAGAGAAAAGGGTCTTTGGTAGAGTTTTATAGGAATGCGACCCAAACACGCTTTGAGGATGAGCTAATAAGAATGCAGGCGTATAAATACAGGTTTTTAGTCCTAGAATTTTCCTTGTCAGAAGTATTGGCAATTCCATATAGCCTGGGGCTGAGCGCGAAACAAAGGGAAATGTGTAAGGTGTCGCCCAAGTATATTATGAGCAAAATATCAGAGATTCAGGTCGATTACGGTGTAAATGTGGTTTTTGCAGAGACTAGAGAGATAGTGACCGACGTAATAACAAATATAATGAGACGAGTATATGAACTACAGAAACCGCGTAATTGATGAAATTGAAGACGCCTGGTTAGGGCTAACGAATGATGACTTAAAGAAGGCCGTATGGCGCGACCCATTAAGAATAAGAGAAGAAGATAGGGATAGGTATGGCATCACTCCGATTAGAATGATGACGAACCCTGAATATCTAAGCGCCGCTGCAAAGATACTTCTAAATGTAGAACTTTTACCTATTCAGTCAGCTATTATGTCCGAGATGTGGACTAGGCCCTTTCCGATGCTAATTGGTTCTAGAGGTCTTGGTAAAACCACACTATTGGCCTTCTATTCTTTACTAAAGATGGCCCTAACTCCTAAAAATAGTGCGGGCGGGCCAGGCGTTAAGATTGTTATTACCGGCGCTGGTTTCCGTCAGGCCAAACAAGTATTTGAATACATGGAGGGCGTCTATAGTAATTCGCCCATATTGCGTAGTCTGTGTTTTGGAGCAGATAAGAACGCCATCTCAAGGGAATCTGACAGATATACAATTAGAATAGGCCCAAATAATACTATTGCCATTCCTCTAGGTAACGGCGAAAAGGTTAGAGGTTTGCGTGCTAATATAGTTTTGGCAGACGAATTTAACTCAATTAGTCCAGAAATTTTTGAAACAGTTATTCAAGGTTTCGCTGCCGTTGCTGCCAATCCTATTGAAGTTGTTAAAAGAAGGGCAAAGATTGCAAAGGCCAAGTCTATGGGTATTGACCTGGGCATTAAAGAGCAGGCCAGCAACCAAATCATTATCAGCGGTACTTGTGGCTATGACTTTGAACACTTTGCGGACTATTGGAAGAAATACAAGGTCTATATAGAAAGCAGGGGAGAAGAAGATAAGTTGTCAGAGGTGTTTAAGGATGGAGTACCAGATTTCTTTAACTGGCGCGACTATAGTATTATTCGTATTCCATATACAAAGGTGCCCGCTGGTTTCCTAGACGAGAAAATTTTAGTTCGTTCTCAGGCCACATTACATACTGGAACCTTCCAACGTGAATTCGGGGCCGTATTTAGTAAGGATAGTCAGGGCTTCTTTAAGCGCACCTTAATAGAATCGTGTGTGGCAAACCATAAAAATGTCAGTAGGGAAGACTGGTGTGCGTGGTGTCCAGATGTTTTCGACTGTAAATTGTCTGGAAGTGCCGATAAGCGCTATGTTATTGCTATTGACCCTGCCTCTGAAATAGATAAGTGTTCTATCGTAGTTCTAGAAATGTGGGAAAACCATGCCCGTATAGTATATTGCTGGACATCAAACAAGAAAGAACACCGCGAATTAGTCAGAACAAACATGACTAAAGAAAATGACTTCTACGCATATGTTGCTAGAAAGATTAGGCAGTTGAGAATTGCGTTTCCATCTGACCACATTAGCATTGACGCCCAGGGCGGTGGTATTGGTATCATGGAAGCCCTACATAATAAGAACAATATAACAGCCGACGAAGAACTGTTCTGGCCAGTATCGGACAATAAGAACAATTACGACTATGAAAAAGGCCCAAAGATTATTTATCCTGTCCAGTTTGCTAATTATGAATGGACACAACAGGCTAACCACGGTTTAAAACAAGACATGGAAGGGCGCACAATATTATTTCCTCAATATGACCCAGTTGGTTTAGAAGTAGCATCTGCTCAAGACCGCGAAAGGATTCTTAAACTTGAGGAGATGGGTGTTAAAGCAAAGGCCTATGATACATTAGAAGATTGTATGTTTGAAATAGAGGAACTTAAGGACGAATTGACCACAATTGACGTAGTCAGAACTGGCACTGGTCCAAATAGTAGGGAGCGTTGGGATACCCCAGAAATCAAATTGGCGAATGCAAAGAAGGGTCGCTTAAGAAAAGACCGTTATTCGGCCCTAGTTATTGGAAATATGATGGCTAGACAGCTAAGAATAGCAAAGGGCGTCTTGCAGTCTGGGGCTATCGGAGGCTTACTAATAAGTTCTGGTCGTAAAGACGGCAATTATTACGACTATGCACCACAAGACTACGCTGATGAGATGTCTAAATTCTATGAAAGTTTATAGTTATGGTGTTATAATAAGTAATACTATCTCAATACATTTGTAATGGAATGACATGAAAAAGACAAGCCCAATCGAAAATGCTGTCGTAAAACAAGAGACATTTTACGCTTCTAGTGCAGCTAGCGAGCAAATGAACACTTATAATGAGGCTGCCGCTGAGTTTGGAATGGTAGCCTATGGCTCCTCATATTTTAATAAGGATTATTCTAATCTTACGCCCAACTTATCTGGGAGACCAGGCCTAACCCGTAATGATTACGACCAGTTTAGACCAACAGAACGCATACCAACAAAGCACAAAGACATTGTTAAGTTTGCAGAAAGAGTATACAAGAAAAATGGGCTGGTTCACAACATTATTGACTTAATGGGAGATTTCGCTTGTCAGGGCATTAGGATTTCATGTGCAAATAAGAGAGACGAAAGATTTTATAAGAACTGGTTTAATAGAGTTGGTGGAGTAGACCGTTCTGAAAGGTTTGCTAATAACCTATATCGTACAGGCAATATCATTATTCGTAGGCAAACTGCCGTTATTGACCTTAAGACTCGTTCTAAATTGTTTAAGGCGAGTGCCAAGTCTGACCTTAAGGTTGAAAAGGAAGTGGTTAAGAAGGGAGAAATTCCTTGGAGATATATCTATCTCTGTCCAACTACCGTAGATGTTATAGGCGGTTCTGTAGCATGTTTCGCTAATAATACAAAGTATTGCTTAACAATACCTCAAGGATTTAAGACTAAACTAGTTAATTCTACATCTAAAGAGGAAAAAGAGCTGTTAAACAGCCTACCCACAGAAATTAAGAAGGCTATCGAAACAGGTAAGCCAATTCCATTACCAGAAGATAAGACGCTAGTGTTTCATTATAAGAAGGATGACTGGGATGAATGGGCTCATCCAATGACCTATGCCATCTTTGACGATATTATCTTATTGGAAAAGTATAAACTTGCAGACTCCGCTGCTCTAGATGGAGTTATTAGTAGCGTTAGAGTATGGAAACTTGGTCATATCGGCACTGGTAAGGATGATAGAATTCTTCCTGGTCCTGCCGCAGCTAATAAGTTAAAGGAAATCCTAGGTTCTCATGTTATGGGCGGAACAATTGATATTGTTTGGGGTCCAGATATTGAGCTAGTTGAATCTAAATCAGAGTCTTATAAGTTCTTGGGTGAAGACAAATATAAGCCAGCTCTAGATGCTATATACGGCGGTTTGGGTATTCCAGCAACTCTAACAGGTAGTGGAGAAAAGGGAGGCGCGACAAATAATTTCATTTCGTTGCAAACTTTGATTCAACGATTGGAATATGGGCGTCAGGTACTATTAGAATTTTGGAACAAAGAATTGGCTCTATTGGCTGAAGCAGTTGGATTAGAGCCTGCTGTGGTTGAATTTGATTATATGGACCTAGGTGACCCAGCAGCGAAGCTAGCCCTATTAGTTCAATTATCAGATAGAAGTCTAATTAGCGATGAAACGGTACAACACGAATTCAAGAAGAATCCTGAGCTAGAACAAGCCAGAATTATGAGAGAAAATGAAGAACGTGAAAAGGATGAACGTCCAGATAAGGCTGGTCCATTCTATGAAGGAGAACCAGACGCAGAATTGGAAAAGGCTGCCGTCCAAAAGGGTTATTTAACGCCTGGTCAAGTTGGTTTAAAGCCAAAACAACTAGGTCAAAGAGTTAAGAATCTAGATAAGACCAAGCCAAAACCAACAACTACCACAAAGGGAGTTTCTGGTCAGGGTCGTCCAAAGAATTCAAAAGACAGTGTAAAGCGTAAGCCAAAAACTTTTAGTCCTAGAAGTAAGGCGTCTGTAGAACTTTGGGCAGCATCCGCTCAAGAAAAGATAGCTGAATATATAAATCCGGCAATTTTGCACAGCTTTGAAAAGAAGAATATGCGTAGCCTAACAGCCACAGAAGCAAAACAGGCTGAAAAAATTAGGTTCGGTGTTTTATTTAGTATTCAGCCATTTACAGAAATAACAAAAGAGAAGGTCGCTGCTGCTTTTGCTCTATCAGATGAACTTCCAAAAGAAGTATATCAGGCATATAGCTCAATGGCAAACGACGTTTTACAAGATTTAGGTCGTGAATTGACTTTTGAAGAAACAAGGCAAATTCAAGTCCGACTATACGGAGAAATTTATAATGAAGATAGTGATTAATTACGATAGTGTCTCAAAAGAACTTGAAATTTATAAGGACGGCGTAGAAGTTGAAGATGTTTGTTCTTTAGAGTTTTATCCATCATACGATGGAGAAGAAAAGTTTAGAATGGTTTTATGTCAAGAAAAGGCATCATCAGATAATTCTTATACTCAAAGACTGACAACTATGGCGAAACTATTAGGTTTTGAAACAGATGAAAATTAAAATATACGAAGCAGAAGCTAGTATTGCAGGCTTAATAACTAATAATACTATAGCATATTGCTCTAAAGCCGAGAAATTGGTTGTGCCAGAAGGGCAAAGACTATATACGGCAGCCAGTACACAGCCCATAGATTTAGAATTATACTATCCAACTAAATCAATATTAGCAACTACCGTATGGAATAAGAACGATGACGTTTTTAGTCCTCATTACACTTGGGCGGCTAGACATACCCCAGTGCATTCGCCAACAAATATCAATCACGACCATAAGAAGATTGTTGGCCATATTACGGATTCTTGGGTTATCAATGCAGAGGGCGAACTAATTGCAGATAACACAGAAGAAAAAGATTTACCTCTTAAGTTCCACTTATGCAACGGAGCTGTAATCTATAAGTATTCTCGTGAAAAGGACTTAATGGCCCAAGCCGAAACCCTTATAGAAGAAATAGAATCTGGCAAAAAATTTGTTTCTATGGAATGTTTATTCCCAGATTTTGATTATGCCGTAATTTCCCCAGAAAAAGGCTATTATATCGTAAAAAGAGAAGAGTCTAGCGCATTTTTAACCAAGCATTTAAGAATATATGGTGGAAATGGCGAATATAATGGCAATAAAATTGGGCGCTTTTTAAAAAATATGGTGTTTAGTGGTAAGGGATATGTTGATAACCCTGCTAACCCAGAAAGTATAATCTTTGACAAGGATGAAGAATTTAATTTTTCCTCTGCTAGTTTCAAAGATGTTAATTGGTTTAATGTCGAAGATAAAACAATAATTGGTGTAGATATAAATATCAAACAATTGTCTTTATCAGAAGACGTAACGGAGAATTTAAATATGGCAGACGAAAATAAAGTCATCGAAAAGCTAGAAGCACAAATCGCATCTCTAACTAAGCAATTAGTTGAAGCCGATGTTAAGGCTAAGAATGACGAAATCGAATCACTAAAGGCGCAAGTAGCTAAGGCCGCTGCCGAAGTTGAAACTCATAAGGCTGTTGCCGAAGAGTTTAAGGCCCAAGTTGCTGTTGTTCAGGAAGACGTAACCAGAGCTAGGGCCGAGGTTGCTGAACTAACTACTGCAAAGACTGAACTTGAAGCCAAGATTGAAGTTGCAGTTAAGAACGAAACTCGTGCCACAAGAATCGCTAGACTAATTGATGGCGGCGTTGTTAAAGAAGAAGCAGAAGCTAAGGTTACCAAGTTTGAAGCTCTAAGTGCAGAGCAGTTCGACGCAGTTGCCGAAGTTATTATCTCTAGTGTAAAGCCACAGACAGAAGAAGCAGTAGCTGATACCACAGTCGAAGAAACAACTGAAGAAGTTGAAGCCGACCTAGCATCAGCAGAAGTTACCGAAACTGTAGCTGGTTCAGTAGCAGATAAGACCGAAGATGAAACTGATGTTTCAGCTAAAAGAAGAGAATCAATCGCCAACTACCTTTTTGGCACACAAGAGTAATAACGGAGAATAATAAAAATGGCCTTAAAACCTGATAGATTAGAAGACTACACCGATATTCGCTTTTTCATGAATGAAACTGGCGAACGTGGTTGTATTGTTATTCACGACACATCAGTATCTGGTCTAGGTGGACTAGATGACGCCGGTTCAGTTGTAAAGAAGCCTACCGATTCAGGTGGTGTTCCAGCCGGTATGTTGATGAACGATGTCGTAAACGTAGACTTGTCTCGTTATCGTTTAAACGAACAAAAAGATGAAGTCCAAGTAAATAGCAAGGTATGCATTATGAAGCGTGGCCGTGCTAAGACAAACATGATTGCGGCTGGCCTAAACCCAGTAGCTGGTGATTCTGCCTATTATAATAACGGCGGTCTACTAACTACAAGCACAGGCGGTACAAACGGTCTAGTTGGTCGTTTTGCTTCAGCTAAAGATGAAGACGGCTACGTTGTAGTTGAAATTAACCTACCTTAATAAGATGGAGTAAATAGAAATGCGTAAACAAAGAGTAAAGCCAGATATTGAAGCAACCAAGCTATTAGTTGCTTCTGCGTCACACGACGCTAATGTGGCTAGTGCTGCTATGCAAGAGTTAGCTGTATCAGTACAGATTCCTCTTCGCTCAGGCATCCTAAATGGCGATATTACTGGCGGTATCTTTGAACCTATTCAGGTAGAGATTAACGCCACAACAGAATTCCCACTAGATTTCTTGGCACCTGGTACAGAAAAGGAACACGTAGCTTATACTATTCCTAATCACGGTACAATTCCTCAACGTCACATTGAAGGTGACAAGGTTAACGTGCCAGTATACGATGTCGGTAACAGCATTGACTGGAACCTAAAGTATGCTCGCGATGCACGTTGGGACGTAGTTCAAAAGGCTATGAGCGTTTTCCGTGCTGGTTTCGTTAAGAAGATGAACGATGACTGTTGGCAAACCATCTTAACTGCTGGTTATGACCGTAACATTATTGTCTATGACAGCGATGCTGCCGCTGGACAATTCACAAAGAGACTAGTTTCTCTTATGAAGGTTGTTATGCGCCGTAATGGTGGTGGTAATAGCACAAGCGTTAACCGTGGTCAACTAACTGACTTATTCGTAAGTCCAGAAGCTATGGAAGACATGCGTAACTGGAATATCGACCAAGTTGATGAAACAACTCGTCGTGAAATCTATGTTGCTAGTGACGGTTCCGGTGTTATTAACCGTATCTTCGGTGTAAACCTACACGACCTAGATGAACTAGGCGAAGGTCAAGAATATAACAGCTACTTTGATGACGACCTAGGTGCAACACTACCTGCTGGTGACCTAGAAATCGTAGTTGGTCTAGACCTATCTACTAACGACTCTTTCGTAATGCCAATTAAGGAAGAAGTTAGTGTATACGAAGACCCAACCCTACATAGAAGCCGTAGAGCCGGTATCTATGGCTGGATGGAAGCTGGCGTTGCCGTTCTAGACGGACGTAGAGTTCTAATCGGTTCTCTATAAACCTAAACTTTTAAAGTTTTAATATAAAATCCGTGCGTAGCGCAAGTTACGCGCGGATTTTTTTGTTAATATCGTAAAGGGGTGTATCATATAATATGGACTTAAATACAATAACTGGCAACATATATAATAAGATAGGATTTTTAAAAGCTGGTGGCGGCGCTTCCTCTACTTTCAGCAATCTATTTCGTATTAATAATTATCCTATAAGCGGACGCTATGCTCCAATAGTCACCGGCGGAACTGGATATATTTGTAATTATCGTCAAGTTGGAGCCCTTCCTATATCTTTTGACGAATATAGTGGTAATCATTATATAGCAAAAGTAGAAATGTCAACAACTTCTGCTTGTAATTTAATTATTTACGATA